GTGGGTGTCCGGCGATGCGTGGGTGTACGGCAATGCGTGGGTGTCCGGCGATGCGTGGGTGTTTAGAATGTCTCATTATCTTACTGTTGGCCCCCTCGGTAGCAGAAATGATTTCACCACTTTCTTCCGCACAAAGCATCTTACAATCGGCGTAAAATGTGGATGCTTTAAAGGAGACATAGATCAATTCTTCGAAGCCGTAGAGAAAACGCATGGAAACAATAAACATGCACGAGCTTATAAAGCTGCTATTGCGCTGGCAAAGCTTCAGATCGATTTGAGCAAGGAGGATTCCAATGAAGAAGAGACTGGAAAAGAAAGTTGAAAAGATTCGCCGGAAGAAGGTGCACGAGATTCTGGAAATGGTGCTGGAGATCAACACCACATATCCAAGACAAAGGAAATATACTGGGATTCTGCCAACAGCTTTCTTCGAGTTTTCCGGGCATATATCAAGGGTTTTTGTCCAGATAGTCAAAGACGGGTGGAATGATAACGGTAATCTGAATGATCCAGGCAATATTTCGATGGATGCCAGTACAGAATTTGACGAAATGGAAGATTTAATAAGAACGCTTAAGGATATCACGGAGGAGTTAAGACATGCCGGAAAGATGTGACTGTTGCGGTGCATATCTGGAGGACGGCGGTCTCCTCTGTGAGAAGTGCCGGAAGGATATGAAACGCCGGATCAACCATAGAAATCAGAAAGACGAAAACAGAGTAAAAGAGTTGGAGGTAGCTTATGAATCTGTACGAAATTAACGCCGCACTGATGCAGGCGTATGACGATGCCGTAGATCAGGAAACAGGCGAGATCATCGAGAACGAAGCATACAAAGCCATTGACGGCTTGCAGATGGCACTGGAAGAGAAAACAGAGAACGTCCTGCTCTGGATCAAGAACTTACAGGCAGATGCGGAAGCACTGAAAAAGGAGAAACTGGCATTCGCAGACCGGCAGGCGAGAACAGAGGCAAAGATCGAGAGTCTCAAGAAGTATGTCGGTGAAGTCCTTGACGGGCAGAAGTTCCAGACAGCGCGTGTATCAGCATCATGGAGAAAATCAGAAGCGGTTGAGTATGTTGGCAATGTGTTTGCACTGCCGGAAGATTATATCAAGTATTCTGATCCAACTGTGGACAAGACAGCACTGAAAAAGGCATTGAAGAACGGCGAGGAGATCGAAGGTGCAAGGCTTGTCATTCGGCAGAACCTCCAGATCAAGTAAGGAGTGCTTATGGCAGAGAAGAAGAACATTTTCGAGACGATCAACGCCGTGATGGAAGAGATTGGAGCGGTTGGGAAGAACAGCAGAAACGAAAAGCAGAAGTACATGTACCGCGGTGTTGATGATGTTATGAACGCACTCAACCCGGCGTTTACCAAACATAAGCTTTTTATGGTGCCGGAAGTAGTCAGCCAAAAGCGGGAAGAACGTCAGACAGCGAATGAAAAAAATCTTATCTATTCCGTTCTCTCCGTCAAATATACCTTTTACGCGGAAGACGGATCATCCATTTACACGATAGTGCCGGGAGAAGGAATGGACAGCGGGGATAAGGCAAGTAATAAAGCGATGAGCGCAGCATTCAAATATGCGTGTTTCCAGACATTCTGCATTCCAACAGAGGAGATGCAGGACCCGGACGCAGAGACGCCGCCGCCAAGTACGCCGGTATACGCGACAGATCAGATGCGGGACACTTTCCTTGCAGAGTGTAAGCGTATCGGAAAACCTGCAAAAGCGATCCTCAAATTCATCGGCGCACCGTCACTTGCTGAGCTGACCGTTAAGCAGTTTGAAACGGCTATGATGAACTTTAAGAAGACACCATCAGCACCGACATCACCGCCGGAAAACGTGCCAGACAAAGCAGACGATGGCTTACCGTTGAATGAGCCAACGAGGTAAATCACATGGAGTGTACTGGGAGACTTAAAGGAGTCGCGAAGGATTGGGTGACAGGAAAGTGGATTATCACCTTTGAGATGGACGGAGACATCACAGCCGGACTCGATCAGATGAGGGACAAGCTCCTCACCATCGTAACGAAGGTCTACCGGAAGAAACGGAGTCTTGATGCGAACGGAATGTACTGGAAGCTCTTAGGGGAGTTGGCAGAAGCCTTGAAGGTCAGTAAACCGTATCTCCATAATCAGATGCTAAGACGGTATGGGCAGCTTGAAATGATTGATGGTCAGTGCGTTCCACTGCGGATTCCAGACACGGACGAGGCAGAACGGAAAGCACTGGAAGCGGCAGAGTACCATCTCCGCCCAACATCGCAGACGATTGAAATTGAATGGAATGGCAAGCGTGACCGGGTATATTTCCTCCTCCGTGGCTCACATGACTATGACACCAAAGAGTTCTCTGAACTTCTGAACGGGCTTATAGACGAGTGTAAGCAGTGCGGCATACCAACAATAGCACCAGACGAGTTTAACCGCCTTATGGACGCATACGAGAAAGGACATCATGGCTAAGAAATTATGGAGCATTTTCACCGATGACATGAATCACTGCTACTTTACGGGATCGCCGGAAGTGGAAAGGCACCACGTCTTCGGTGCTGCGAACCGCAGCAGATCGGAAGTGTACGGATATGTGATCCCGTTGCACCCGACACTGCACCCAAATGGGGCGATGTTCAAGCGCACGAAAGAGAATCTGAAGATTGATAAGTATCTGAAGCAGCGCTGCCAAAGAGATTACGAGAAGAATCATGGCAGCAGAGCGGACTTCATAAAGGAGTTCGGGGAATCGTACTTGTAAGGAAAACTTACAGGTTGGAATCAACCTCCAAATGGCACCTTTACATGTCACAGCATCTTATCGAGTGCCATTTTAATACATACCTCAAGCCCCGGCATGATCCGGGGCAGAAAGGAGGAACAATGAAAGAGAAGGTAGACATGAATCTTGCTATGCTCATCGTGTACAATACGCTGGGCATAGGGAAAGAAAATGCGGTCAGCCGCAGACAGATCGTGGAATCGACAGGATACCCGGACCGGCTGATCAGAGAATGCATCGAGCGGCTCAGAGAAGAAGACCCGATACTTTCCGCCACCGATGGAAGTGGCTACTACATTGCCACAGAGGACGCACAGGGAGTCACAGAAGCCGTTGAATGGGTAACGGGGCAGAACCGCAGGGCGAAGTCTATACGGAAGTCATGCAGAGGCGCACAGAAGCTTATAAGCAGAGTACAGCAGATGGAGATGGGGGAATGTAAAAATGGGTAAGGCAGAAAGAGAGCGCGGAAAGCGTGGAGAAAGAGAGCTTGCCAAAATCCTCCGTGAGTACGGATACGATACAAAGCGTGGTCAGCAGTATTGTGGAGCAGCAGGAAACGCCGATGTGATCGGGTTGCCGGGAATCCACATTGAGTGCAAGCGTGTAGAGCGGCTAAATATTCTGGACGCGATCTCACAGGCTGTACACGATGCCCTTCCCGGACTCTTGCCGACCGTGTTCCACCGCCGTGACCACTGTGAATGGCTTGTAACGATGCGTCTCTCCGACTGGATCACCATTTACAGAGAGTGGGAGGCGGGCAGAGATGGAAAAGAATAGCTTTTTGATGTATACGGACTGGCTCAGCATGATCGAGGAGCTGGACAACGAGCAAAGAGGAGTCCTCTTCCTGGCAATCATGCGGTATCAGTCCGATGGAGAGATTCCAGAAATGAAAAAGGGATCTGGAGAAAAAATCGCATTTGCCCATTTCTGCACCCAGTTTCTTAAGGACCAGGAGAAGTACAACAAGACAGTAGCGAGCAGATCTGCGGCGGGGAAACTCGGAGGCAGACCTAAAGCAAATATTTCTGATGAAAAGCAAAAAAAGCAAATGCTTTTTGAAGAAAGCAACAAGAATCAAAGTGAAGCAAAAAAAGCTGATAATGATAATGATAATGTAAATGAAAAAGATAATAAAAAACATTTGTGCACCGCCGAAGCCGCTGCACTGTTCGAACGCCTGTGGAAATTGTACCCGGTAAAAAAAGGCAAAGGGCAGGTCAGTGACACCCAGAAGAAGAAGCTGCTGGCAATTGGTGAACCTGCGCTGTTGAAGGCGATTGAACGCTACCGCGCAGAGCTGGCTAAGGATTCTGGATGGCGCAGACCCCAGAATGGAAGCACATTTTTTAATTCTGGGTATGTGGATTATTTGGATGCTAATTTTTCTCCAGATAAACCTGTGCCTCGGAAGTCTTCTTCTGGCACACAGAATAAGTTCTGCAACTTTGAACAGCGCAATTACAACTACGATGAGTTGATCTATTCTGACATCAAGGGAGGTGCGGGATGAGAACGCGGGACAGGAGCTATGATTATTACGGGATATCGCCGGAAGACGTGAAGAAGCTACGGAATTATTGCCGTAACATGGGCCAAGAAGACAGGCTCAGACTCTTCCAGTGCGCGATATCGAAAGCGCCAGGATTAGAACTGCTGATATACGAGAGCATCACCGAAGGAATCGGATACATAAGCTTGAGGCGCAGGCGAGGCGGGATACCAGCAAAGGCTGATGATTTCTACGCATATCAGCGCCGGACATTAGCGGATTTCTATGACTGGCTGCGGATGACAGGGAGGTGGAAGTAGATGGGGAATATGGCGCTGTATACGGTCGTTGACCGAAAAACAAACAAAACAGTGTGCGTCAACAAAACATCTCGTGATCTTACTCTCCTGATCGGAATCGATGCCGATAGAGTGCACCAGTACGCAAAATCACAGAATGCATATAAACGACGTTGGCTGATATACAAGTCTGGGAGCCGAGTTGGATATGACCCGAGCAAAGAGACACTGAGACATGAGTGGGATAAGACCGTCAAATGGATTTTGACCGGAGAAAAACAGGAGGAACGTAATATGCTTGCATATGGCGTAAAAGATATCGTGATGGATCACGTAATATGCCGAAATGCACCTCTGGCAGAAGTGGCCAGAAAAACCGGAGCGCCTGCAGGGAAAATTCCAAGCATGGCGAAGGGGGGGCGCTTGCACGATGGACGCTACCTCATATGGGTAGAGGGGGAGCTTGAGGATATTATAGACCAGAAATTCCGAGAGGACTGGGACACAACTCGCAAGAGTGTGCTTAATGGGCTTGCGGAGGCATACAAGAGAGGGGAAAGGTAAAAGGAAATCATGTTATTGGGTAAAGATGAGGCAAAGCTCCAGCGCTACACGCAGGCGCAGATTTTTATGGACCGGATCGCTCTTGCACATAAGGTTAAGCCAGGGGATAAGCTGACGGTATGGACACTCAAATGCAGTACGACAGAAGCTTGCAATAACAGGACGCAAGTCCACAGAAAAGCGAAGGTGATTGCGGTTTATCCACATTTTGTCCACACGAGGCTGTCAAGCCCGTATTCTGGTAGGACAGAGTGCGAAGAGAGCTTCCGCTGGGACGATATCGTGAAATGGAATAAGTATTTATGGGAGGGTGTGCAGAATGGATAAGGAATTTCCAAAAGGTTTTGTTGAGGGTGTGCAAGATATCTTAAAGCTTTGTGCGGAGAAAAAGACAAATAATTGTGATTTAACGCTTGAGTATGATTGCGGAAAGCTCAATATGCATATCGTATTTTCTGCGATACCTAAGGAGGATGTAAAATGAAAGTATTAGTCGCGTGTGAGGAGTCACAGACTGTTTGCAAGGCGTTCCGCGACTTAGGACATGAAGCGTATAGCTGCGACATCAAAAAGCCGTCTGGAGGTCACCCAGAGTGGCACATACTCAATGACGCGCTCAAAGTTCTGGAGGGGGGGCAGTGGTGACGATGGACGGCAGAGTTCATAATGTCGGAAAATGGGACATGCTGATTGCTCATCCGCCGTGCACCTATCTGTCGAACGTGGCAACGAGATTTTTCTCGTTGAAATGCACAGAGCCGGAGAAAGTTGTGGAACGGTGGCGAGAGCGGGCATACGGTGCGGTGTTCTTCATGCATTTTGCACTGGCGCACATCGACAAGATCTGCATTGAGAACCCAGTTGGATTTATGAGTGGTGCATACCGCAAAGCGGATCAGATTATAAATCCTTATATGTTCGCTGAGAGCGTAGAAGATACTGAGAACTATGTAACAAAGCGTACCTGCTTATGGCTGAAAGGTTTACCACCATTGGAGGGAACCGGGCTTCCAAAACCGGACAATGCGAAAATCTTTGGAAGATTACCGAGTGGGAAAGCCCGGACATGGGAAGATACATACAGCCGGGATGCGGGAGTAAGATCAAAGACATTTCCGGGAATTGCTAAGGCAATGGCGGAACAATGGGGAGGAAAATTATGAATGATGAAATGGCAACCACAGCAGATTTGCGGGATCTAAGAAGATTCATTCACGATGCCACAGGATACAGGCTTTTGACAAGGAGTGAAGTCCATCAAATCGCCATAATTTTGGAGCACGCAGTAGATCGTGAGCTTGCAAAAGCGGTGATGGAACAGGATGGTGGTAAGGAATGATTAGATTTTTAATTGGGGTTTGGCTCATCGTGATGGCGATAGGCGCAGCTATGTCAGTCATGATTGCTTGTGACGATGAGGACGTAAAAGGCGCAGTTTTATTTCTGACAACTCTGGGTTTAACATCTGCGATAGCTGAATTTGGCTTATGGATGATTATGACAGCAGGAGGGTGAGATAGATGAGAGTAATGTTTGGCTACTGGACCGTATGTATAACAGTGATTTCCTTCATCCTTTGCATTGCGGAAGACGATATAAAAGAGAAACTGCTTATAGTGGGAGCCACTGGGATATTTCTGGCCATGCTATTATTTGGCCTGTGGTTGATAGGAGGGTGAGATAGGATGAAATTTATTGATTTTTTTGCTGGAATCGGTGGGTTTCGACGTGGAATGGAACTGGCAGGACATAAGTGTGTTGGATTTTGCGAGTTTGATAAATTTGCAGTGGCAAGTTACACGTCGATGCATCTGTTGACAGATAAACAGAGAGAATATTTATCCAATTTCACAGAAAAGCAAAGGCAAAAAGAAATCTTAAAGGAGAAATATAGAAATGGAGAATGGTACGCAGATGATATTCGAAAAGTGTATGCCGGAGACATACCAAAAGCAGACTGTTGGTGCTTCGGATTCCCATGCCAAGACATCTCGGTCGCAGGAAAGCAACTCGGATTTCAAGGAAATCGTTCAAGCCTGTTTTTCAGAGTTATGTACCTTATCGGACAGCTCGAAGAGGAAAATAAACCCACTTTCCTTTTCATTGAGAACGTTAAAAATTTGCTTAGTGTTAATGGAGGATGGGATTTCGCCAGATTGCTCATTGAAATGGATAGGGGGGGGTACGATGCAGAATGGCAAGTGCTCAACTCCAGAGATTTCGGAGTGCCGCAGAACAGAGAAAGGTGTTTCATTATCGGACATCTTAGAGGCAGGAGTTCCTCAGAAGTATTTCCTGTCGAAAGAACAAGTGGAGAAAATCGTATTTCGATAATAGCGCACAGGGATGGATTTCACAGGAATCTACAAACATTTTCTACTGAAGGAATCTGTGAAACACTTGATACGGGTCAGGGTGGAGGACGTGGAACATACGTTCCAATAAATATCTTGAACAAAGATTACAGGCATGCACATGAAGCAATTCATGATACAGACGGAATTTGCGGAACTCTTATGGCTCGAGATTATAAAGATCCCAAGAGAATATGCATGCCAGTTCTTACGCCAGATAGGGTCGAAAAGCGGCAGAATGGTAGAAGATTCAAGGATGACGGAGAGCCTATGTTTACACTAACGGGGCAGGACAGGCATGGCGTAGCCATTGAACCTATTGGAATCATTGACCCACAAGGCATAAAAACGAAAATAGTTGTTCCGAGAGATTTGGCCCACACGCTTAGAAGTCAATTGCATGGTAATGAACCAAGCTTATGTGTAAAGGTCGCAGAAGCTACAAAACAGGGGTATTCAGAATGCAGAGTCGGCATTGATTGTGTGAATTTATCTGTTCCCGGAAGCAAAACCCGACGAGGAAGAGTCGGACACGAGGTGGCAAATACACTTGACACGAGTTGCAATCAAGGAATCTTCGTTCAGGTATCAGAAGATTTAACGGTATACGCAGTCTGGTATGAGAAGTATCAGTGCTATATAGCAATCAGAAAACTAACGCCTAAGGAATGCTTTAGATTGCAAGGCTGGACAGATGATTATTTCGAAAAAGCGGCGTTTGTCAATTCAGATAGTCAACTGTATAAAGAAGCCGGCAATGGGGTAACAGTTAGCGTAATTGCAGAAATTGCCAACAAAATGACGTATGAAGAGGAACAAACATGATTTGCGATATCAAGAAAGAATATAGCGATAAGTTCGATGAGCTTCGCAAAGCCCGCGTGGAAATGAGCTATTACAAGTACGGACCGGCGGCGGAGAACTTCGGACAGCACTATGTGGATGCCCTCGGCACTATGCAGAAGTGCATCCAGAAGTATAAGGAGACCGGCAACACCGAGTACCTGTGTGACGCAGCGAACTACTGCATGTTTGAATACATGTACCCGGCGATTGCCGGAGCGCACTTCCGGGCAACTGATAGCGGAGAGAGCGCTGGGATCGTGGGGCTGAGCGTGAAGGAGGCAGAACAGTATGACAGAGATTAGCATGGTAGACGCAATCGGAGAGCCTGCAATGTATGAGCAGTTAGCAGAGGAATGCAACGAACTTGGGAAAGCAGCATTGAAGCTGGCGCGGGTATTGCGCGGAGAAAAACCTACACCGCTGACAGAAGAAGCGGCGAGAGCTAAAGTGATCGAAGAATTTACCGATGTAGCGCAGATCACGGGAGAGCTTGACTTAATCATCGATGTGGATCAACAGGATAAGAAGAGAAGAAGATTCTGGGAAAGATGGGAGAAAAAGGACGATACAAGAATCACTGAAATATCCGTTGCAATTAGGAAAAGTAAAGCAACAAGACCTATTATCAATTATGACTATGCCGATCTAATACAACCCATAAAAATGTGGGAATGCCCGACATGCCATGCTCATTATAGCTATATAGATCACAAAGCTGGTTATTGTATGGCTTGTGGGCAGCACATTGATTGGACGAATGAATCAATATTGAAATGGAGAAGAGAGCATGGAAAAAGAACGCTGTGATAATTGCCTATATGAGTACGCCTGTGACTGGCGCAAGGCTGGAGAAGAACTGAAATGCGAGGACTGGAAGCTGGAGCTTAGCTCAAGAGAAAATGAATAAATAATAAAAGCGGCGGACCACCCGCCAAGATGATTCCGCCGCTAAGAAAATAAATCGCTTAAGTCCATTATAGCCGACTTGAGCGCCAAAATCAAGGAGGTACTTATGAGTAACATTAAATCCGATATTATCAATAATGTAACCGTTACAATGTCCGTATATATCCAGGACAGAGAAGCCCTTGATGTATTGGAGCTTGTGTTGGCTAATGAGCTTATGAAGGTGAATGTCGAAGAGATCACGACTCTTCCGGCAGAGGTTAAAAGTAGCGTGGATCAGCGCAATGCCTATCTGGTGCAGCTCTTTATGATCCAGAAACGTCACCTTAAGAAGCGCACAATCGAGGCGTATATGGGATCGGTTCGCCGCCTGGTACTGGCTACGGGAAAACGTCTGGATCTTATCGACACACTGGATATTGATTGGTATCTGGCACAGTATGAGCAGCACAAGGGCGTGAGGACGGAGAAAATCACGAACCGCACCTACAACAACGAGCGGAGAAATCTTTCAGCGTTTTTCACATGGATGCGCAAGTCGAAGATCGTACAGGACAACCCGGTCGATAATGTGGACGCGAAAAAGGTTGTGCTGGGAAAGATTGACTACTATAGCCGGGAGGAGATCATTGAGCTGCGGGACGCGTGCAAAACGAAGCGGGATCGTGCCATTATCGAGGTATTCCGTTCCACGGGTGCGCGTGTAGGCGAGATCGCAGATATCCGCCTGGATCAAGTGGATATGCATACCGGGGACATCCCGATCATTGGTGAGAAGGGCGGACGTGCCAGAACATTATATCTGGATGCGGAGGCGAGATATTATCTTGCAGCGTATCTTGATGAGAGGAAGGATAACAGCCCGTACCTCTTTACCCAGACCGTAGGCGCAAAGCGAGGGAGGATGGTGACGGCAACGTACCGGACTATCATGCGAAAAATTGGCAAGCGCGCGAAGATCCAGTGCCGTGTGTATCCGCACAAGATGCGTAAGACACTGGGAATGGATCTCAAGCAGCACGGTCTTGATATCGGCATTATCCAAGAGATCCTCGGACACGCGTCGCCGGCAGTCACCAGTATGTATTACGCTCAGTCCACAACGGAGTCACTGAGAAGCGTACGCCAGAGGTTGAGCGCATAAGGAGGTATAAGATGGATAAAAAGAAAGTAATAGAACGATTTAAAAATCACAAAGCCACATTCGCAGATTATGGCAATATCAAAGTTCTGGATTTCGAGGAGCCGGGAAGAATTGAGTATCGCATTCGATTCCTTTTCGAAGAAGATCATTACATTCTCCACATCACTGGAGACCTCGGAGAGTTGACTGCGAGCAACATGACATATGAAGGATTTTCTGAGTTTGTCAATAATACCGGGTATTTCAAGGATAAAATTGACTGCATGAACCGCCCACTGTACTTTTGGGATGAAAACGAGGCAAGGCAGGAACTTGAAAAGGAATTAGAAGAAGCAGGATATGACATAGAAGAAATAGAATCTGATATTGATGAAATCATGAATGGATTTGATGATGGTCACGGAATTGCTCCAGACGGGCAAGAAAAACTTGAGAATTTAATATCTGATAGTTGGGAGTTTGCCGGAGAACTGGGGAAAAGAGATACCGGCATAATAGATATATACATGATTGCGTTTAAACTCGCTAAGAAGCAACTTGCTGATGCTAAAAAGAAGAAGGAGAACAAAGTGAGCAGAGTAAAAGATAAGCTGATCCGGTTACAAAAGGAATATGCAAGCTACGGTGAATACGATGGAATCTACGCAAAAGAAGTACAGGAGATGATCGATGAGCTATTAAATGATCTTAACGAGGACGAAAAGCCGCAAAAGATTCTGTATCAGCCTCAAGCATATGGAACGCCGTGGTTGTGTCCGGCCTGCGGAGCCGATCAGGCAAAGACGGATTTTTTTAACGCTGATGGATCTATACCGAAAGAAAAGATTACATTTTGCTGGGAGTGCGGGCAGAAACTGGATTGGCGTACCAATGTATGACCTTTAAAAATGGGAAGAATGTGAAAAATTAAGATTTTGGAGAAATAGCATGAGAGATGAAGAAATAAAATTTTGCCCGTTTAGGGTGGTAACAGAAACATTTCCGGCGATGTGTGTAGGGAATGGAGATATTACGAGAACAAGTTTTGAAGCATGTTTGAAAGAGCAGTGTCCGGCTTTTTATGTGGCTCATGGCGGATATGGTCAAGAATATGAACGATGCAAGCGGTTGAAATAACTATTAAGATTTTGGAGGCTATGAAGAGCTAAAAGAATCATATGAATCTGTATCAAACTGAAATTTGCATAAGGAGATGATACAGATGTACGATCATGATTATTGCTACGAGTGTAGCGGATATGGGGATGATTATTACGTTGACGATGATGGGGAGTTACAATGCCGGTGCAAAACGTGCCCGTTCAGCGGCTGGGGGGATGAAGATTAGTGTATAGCCGAAAAGCCCCGAAGGGAATCCTTTAGGGCTTTTCGTTGTTCCTCGCTTTGTTTTCCTCGCTCCAATCTAATAATGTCCAGCCTTTGTACTGATAACAGCCTCTTTTCTTTTTACCTTGAATGGTGCGTTTGATGGACCGGATCCCGTAAGAAAACTGTGTTGGCGTTCCAGGGAGCATATCAGCGTGTTCGCTTGCCCATAATGACAAGTTGTTGATATTATATATGGTCCCGTCTGGAGACTGGACAACCCAACTTTTGGCGAGGGCATTTGTTTCAAAATGTCCGCTATTTGGACTCAGAACAGCCGCTTTTTGAGCACTTATAAGATTCTGCGCGGATTTACCAATTTTTCCAATGGCGGCGCGCTCGATCTTTTCACACGCCTTGCTACAGGTCTTTTTCTCAGACGAGGGGGAGGCATAGAAATATTTCCCGCATATAACACATTTTTTGTGATTCCTGATATACTCTGCGCGGCATTTTTGGGAGCAATAATATTTATTTCTCCCAAGATCGCAACCACAATTTAAGCATGTTTGATTCATGTTTTAGCCTTCCTGCGTTGATTCTCAATCGCAAATTTCATCGAACGCAGACAATGCGGCAATGATAAAGCTATTGACGGATGGATATCCAAGAGCTTCTGATTTTTGCTGTATGCGCTCTTTTTCGCCTTTTTTGAGGACAAGATTAATTCGGTCATAGTTTTTCTTATTATAACGATTTTTAACATCGGAAGATGTCCTACTCATTCTATATTTGCTCCTTTCTGGTATTTGTCCAGAGCTTCCTTGGCCTCGTCCAAACTGGCATATAATCCAAGGTATGTATTCTTGTGCTTTACCTGCCATTTTCTGCGCTGACGATGCCATGTAATCCCGACGACACCTGATTTTGGAAGTCCGCTCTCGTATGTTTCTCCGGGAGGGAGTAATCTTTTTCCACGGTTAATATCTACTCTATCCTGCCAGATTTTTTTGAGCTTTTTAGCGCACTCTTCCGAGCAAGTAACGGTCGGGGAGTCTTTGTCAAATACTTTCCCACAAACAGCGCAAACCCAACCGTTAGATCTCATTTCAGCTCTGTGAGGGGCGTACTTGTCTTTATTATCAATCATATACTGGCGTTTGTGTGCGTTGACTTTTTCACGAACAGCGTTTTCTGCACATTCGGGGCAATAGACCTGCAGCCCAGCTTTCACGACATATTCTTTACCACATTTTTTGCAGATATCTATACTTCCAAGCGGACGGGGTAAGTATTTTTGCGAGCGGTAAATCTTCCGTCTCGCTTTCAACCTTCTCTCTCTACATTCCGGGCAATACCAAGCACGTGGGCCACCATAAAATTGAGATCCGCATTCGCGACAAGTCCTCAGCCTAACAACAGTATCGCGTTTGATCTCAGCTGAGCAGGCAGGGCACATGTATATGCCTATGGAGTCAGCTTCAAACACTGTGCCGCATTTCTTACATTTCTTAAGACGCATTACATAATCCCCTCGATTGAGGTCGCAATAACCTCTGCGTATGCTATGATAACTTCGTTCTCATCGTTACCGTACTCATAACGATTGCCAGCAATAATAACTGGCTTTCCGCCATAGGTGTCGGATTCCTTGAGAGCATCGATAAGCAGTTCTTCTGCTTTTTCGACTTCTTCCTCATCCAGATTACAGAGATCGAAAACAGAATAACCACAGGTACCATTAAGCTCAACTGGATTTTCCGTATTGTAAGATGAACGGTCGTTTTCATAATCCCAGTCGAAACTATCTCTGCAAATATCACCGACGCTGTAATCTTCGTCCTCGCTAAGATGCCGAATAGCTACTACTGAGTATCCCTCTTCTGTTATCTTTCTCAATAAATCCTGTACTGTCATGGTGACAACCTCCGTTCCTTTGATGGTTTAAGTATAGCATACTTGTGCAAGTATGTCAACACAGATTATACAAAACCTGCGATTAAATTAAAGTGGGGATACGTGCGGATAGAAAAAAGAGTATAATAATGATAGGAGGGGTAGCTATGCCGAATATGAACGGAATCATGAAAAAATTACAACGTGCGATCCTCTCGACAGGTTTAATTATCAAGATCGGGAGTAGCCAGTTTTACAGCGCGGATCAAAAGAGAATGATTACGATGTGGACGGTGAGCACACCTACACTCGAAAGGACACGAAATGGATGGAGAGTGCGGGACATGGAGATTATCCGCACCGCATCGCAGATAGATGTCGTTATGACACTTAAGGAGATATGGGAGCAATCCCGGGAATGGAATAAGGAGGAACCGTGATGAGAGATATTAACACCAGAGACAGGGAGACAGAGGAACAGAATAAAATGCTTGAATGTAGCGTATGCGGGATGAAGTTCGCCCCGATAGCACATTGGAGATACTCTGTGGAGGAAGATAAGAATGTTGGATTGTTCGCGGGGATTAGTAACACAGAACGCCCACCGCTCCATGATGCATTCGATTGCCCACGCTGCGGGTGCCAGATTATTGTGAACAGCCGTATGAGACGAGCGATAGGGCAAGCGTAAAGCTCTTTGAGGATCTGGTCAAGTGCAGAATGGCAAGTTTGAGTGAGGCGAACAGGATATATTAAGAGATAATGGGATGGTGAGTGCATGGCAAAGCTTACGCCGAAGCAGAAGGCATTTGCGGACAATTACATAGCGAATGGCGGAAATGCGACTGACGCGGCGAGAAAAGCGGGATACAAGTGCCCAGAAGTACAAGGATGCCAGCTCTTAAAGAATCCTAATGTTGCAGCCTATATAGCCGAACGACAAGCCGAAATCGACAAGCTGAACGGCACAGACATCATGTCACTTGCCGATATCCAGAAGCGCCGCTCACAGATTGCAAACGGCGTACTGACGGACTCTTTCGGCTTCTCCCCGGCGTTTGGGGAGCAGCTTAAGGCGATGTCTGATCTGGAAAAGGCACTCACCATCAAAGAGTCGCAGGAAGCGCAGAGAAAGGCGGAAGAAGAGGCAAGGCGAGCCGGAGAGTACCACATGGATCTGGACATCATCGCCGATGTTTTCCACCCGATGATCCGGGACGTGCGCCGCGGAAACCATACAGAATACATTTTGCCCGGCGGACGAGGCTCAACCAAGTCCTCCGGGATTTCGTGCATAATTCCGGAGCTGTTGAGAAATAACCCTGATATGCACGCCCTGGTGCTCCGTAAGGTCGGCAATACCATCAAAGACTCTGTGTATGCGCAGCTTAAGTGGGCGATCTCAAAGCAAAAACTCGACAAGGACTTCCGTTTCAAGACATCACCATTCGAGATCACATACAAGCCGACTGGCCAAAAGATCTATTTCCGAGGAGCAGACGATCCACTCAAAATTAAATCCATTAAGCCAGAGTTTGGCTACATCGGCATCATATGGTTTGAGGAGCTGGATCAGTTCTCCGGGCCGGAAGAAGTGCGAAATATTCAACAGTCTGCGATCCGAGGCGGAGATAAGGCGTATAAGTTCAAGAGTTTTAACCCACCACGAAGCAAAAACAACTGGGCAAATGAGTACACAGAAGAGGCAGAGTTTAAGGACGATGCCGCTGTTGTGGTACATAGCACATATAAGGATGTGCCAAAGGAATGGCTGGGTGAACAGTTCCTTAATGATGCAGAACATTTAAAAGATGTCAACCCAGATGCCTATGAGAATGAGTACATGGGCGTAGCTAACGGCAATGGTGGCAACGTCTTTGAATATATTGAGGAGCGGACCATCACCGATGAGGAGATCAGCCAGATGGATCGCATATATGCTGGCGTTGACTTCGGTTGGTATCCGGATCAGTACTGCTATCTCCGCACATACTATGATGCGGCGCGGGAAAAGATATATCTGATAGATGAGCTGTATGTAAACAAATGGAGCAACGATAAAACGGCAAAGTGGATTAAGCAAAAAGGTTATGATGATTACACGATGATATGTGATTCCGCCGAGCCGAAATCTATAAACGATTACAGAGATGAAGGATTACCGGCCAGAGGAGCTGTCAAAGGTCCCGGAAGTATCGAATATGGGTTTAAATTTCTCCAGACCAAAACCATTGTCATGGATCCAAACCGCACGCCCAACGCGTGCAAAGAGATAAAGGCTTATGAATATCCGAGAGATAAAGACGGCAATATTATTAGCGGATATGTGGATGGAAACGATCATGCGATATCAGCCCTGCGTTATGCGTATGAGCCGTTATTCAATAAGCGTGGATATCATGCGTGACTAAGCACACAGCAGCAATAGCAAGGCGGTGACATATGGGACTTTTATCATCAATTAAGAGGTGGCTTGATATGATATTTAAGCAGCAGGCAGAAGACGATTTTGACGTTAAATCCGTTGTATCCCCAGAGATGGTAGTGATTCTCAGGCGATGCGCGAACATCTATGCCGGTGCTCCGCCGTGGCTGAGTGCCGATGACGATATACGCACAATCAATTTCGCAAAGGCGGTTAGCTCCGAGACAGCGCGGCTTGCAACGCTGGCGATTGGGATCCAGATAGAGGGATCGGCAAGAGCAGAGTGGCTACAGAAACAGATCGATGCTGTGTACTTCCATCTGCGTGAGTGGGTGGAGTTCAGCTGTGCTTACGGAACCGTTTTTCTCAAGCCCAACGGAGACAGTTTGGATCTCTTCACGCCGAAAGATATCCTCCTTGTGGACTACGACAATTTGGGAATTAAGGGGATTATCTTCAAGGATTCGTACACGCAAGGAGATAGATTCTACACACGCCTGGAATACCACCGCTTTGTGGAGACTACCGAGAACGGCGTGACCACATACCCGTACTACATCAGCAACCGGACATACATGTCAAAGTCTGCGGACAGCATCGGAGACAAGATCCCGATGGCGAAAACCAAGTGGGCGGGCATGATGGAGGACACTCCGCCGATCCTCAAGGCAAGCGGCGAGAAGTTGGACGGGCCGATGTTCGGCATGCTCCGCACACCACAGGCGAATAACATTGATATTGACTCTCCATTAGGGTTGCCGATATATTCAGAAGCTATTGAGGAGCTGAAAGATCTGGATGTGGCATACAGCCGGAATGCCGGAGAGATATGGGACAGCCAAAAGATTGTGCTTGCTGATGATCGCTTGCTGATGCCAGACGGGCAGAAAGTTACTGACCGCACGCCGGAGCAGATAAGAGCAAAGCGCGAGCAGATGGGGCTTCCACGATATGTCAAAAATGTCTATGGATCTGACGTAAAGGAGTTCTATTCGGAGATTAACCCGCAGCTCAACACGGAGACAAGGCTTGCCGGAATCAACGCGCTGCTGTCTCAGATCGGCTACAAATGCGGATATAGCAACGGCTATTTTGTATTTAACGAAAAATCCGGTATGGTGACAGCCACACAGGTGGAGTCTGATGACCGCCGTACAATCCAGCTTATTAAAGATGTGCGAGACAAGCTGGAGAATGCATTGGACGGTGCTATCTATGCCCTGAGCGTCTACGCGGACCTCTACGGGCTTGCACCGGTGGGTGCCTATGAAATCACCTATGACTTCGGGGACATCGTTTATTCCTACGAAGAAGACAAACAGACGTGGTGGAAATACGTTGTGCAGAGACTGGTCCCATTCTGGTATTATCTCACCAAGTTTGAGAATCTTTCGGAGGAAGAAGCGAAAGCTCTCGTTGAAGAGGCACAACAAAAAGAAAAAACGCTTTTCGAAGAGGAATAATCTGTACAACAATCCTCTAATCGGTTATAATAATATCGCAGAATAAGAAAGGAGCGATATTATGGCGATAAAAATAGATTTAAGAGGAAATAAATACGGAGAGTTGACAGTACTGGATATTGCTGTGGATGAACCAAGAAAGAAAAAGAAATGGTTGTGCGAATGCTCGTGCGGAAATAGATGCACAGTTTCTGGAAGCAATCTTCGAAACGGACATACGACCAGATGCGCCCAGTGCGGATATAAAACTGTCGCAAAAAAGAATACCACTCACGGGAAAACAGGGACAAAACTCTATTATGTGTGGAGAGGAATGCTCAACCGATGTGAAAACGAAAAGCTTCATTCCTATTCAGATTATGGAGCCAGAGGAATAACTGTTTGCCCGGAGTGGCACGACTCACAAAAGTTTTTCGAATGGGCGGAAAAATCTGGATATAGTGATGGGCTTGAAATAGACCGAATTGACACAGACGGAAATTATTTCCCGGAGAATTGCCGATGGATTACCAGGACTGAAAATGCAAATAATAAGCGGAACAATAAAATTATTGAACATAACGGAGAGAAAAAAACTCTGGCTGAATGGGCAAGATACTATGAGGTTAATTACAAAAACTTAAGCAGGAATCTAAAAAAAGGATATTCTCTGGAAGACGCAGTAAAAAGGGAAAAGACAGGAGACAGAAGTCATAGAAAGGCAGGGATGTGATTGCTAACACCGGAATATCTCCGCAATATCGCAGAGGGGGCGGAAGAAATCTCCTCAGAACTCCATAGCTATATCATCCGCCGCATCGTAGACCGTATGATGATCCGCATCGGGCGAGGGGAAGAATACCTCTTTACGTCTGCAGATCGATGGCAGATAGAGATCATGCAGGACTCCGGCGCATTACTGGAGGATATCATCCCGGAGATCGCCAAGTACACCAAGCGAGAGAAGAAGGAAATCAAGGCGGCGATGGAAGAAGCCGGGATAAAGGCTGTGGAGCAGGATGATAAAATTTACGAAGCCGCCGGCCTCTCACCGGTGCCGCTTCTGGAGTCACCGCAGCTGATCCGGCTCATGCAGCGCAACTATGACGCAACCTTGGGCGAGTGGGATAATTACACACGCACGACCGCAGACGCGGCACAGCGGCTTTTTATCAACTCGTGCGATACCGCTTACCATAAAGTCACAAGCGGCGCTGTATCGTACACACAGGCGGTCAGAGAGGCGGTTGATGAGGTGGTGTCTGGCGGTGTGTATGTAAATTACACCGATGAGGAGACCGGGAGAGTCCACAAGGATACCATCGAGACAGCTACGGCGAGGGCAGTGCGGACCGGCATTGGACAGGCCACGGGAGATATCGTTTTAAAGCGCATGGAAGAGATGGGGTGGGACACGATCCTTGTCTCTGCCCATCTCGGTGCACGAACTGGAGACGGTGGACAGAATCCCGGAAATCATCTCTGGTGGCAAGGACAATTCTATTCCCGCACCGGACAGGATAAGAGGTTCCCTCCGTTCTCTGTTACCGGATACGGCACTGGCGAGGGCTTGTGTGGTTGGAACTGCCGCCACAGCTTCGGGTCTGGTGACGGTGAGAGTAATCCATACAAGGATATCCAGACTTCCGATAGCGAGAGAATTGAGAAGTTGGAACAGCGCCAGAGGGCATTGGAGCGCAGGATCCGCAAGACAAAGCGCATCGTTGCCGGGATGCAGACAGCGGTGGAGGCGTGCCAAGACCCACAGGCAAAAGCCGAATTGCAGATGCAGCTGGACAAAAAATCGTTTCTCCTCCAGCGCCAGAACAAGGCATACAACGACTTTTGCAAAGAGAATGAGCTGAGACCTCTGGCAGATCGGCTGAGAATCGCACGATGGGGCAGAGAACAGGCGGCAAAGGCGCGAGGAGCAGCGAGACGATACCAGAATGCGAAAGGGGATCAAGTATGAGTAAGTGGGCGGATGAAAAGGACGGGAAAGTGATTCTGTCCATTGCTGATCTAAGAGGATGCAACAACATGTACAATCAGATCTGCTGTGATGAGCGCAGTGACCATCTACGAGAATTCCCCGGAGAGGACGAGTGCCACAGATGCGAATACTTTGAGATGGAGGACGGAAATATTGATTGAACTGGAATTTATCAAAGAGCTGCTCTCAATATGCAGTGGGATCACGGTGATCGGAGCTGCATGTAGTGTTATATATAAGGCATATAAGCAGGCAAAGCAGCCGCAGAAGGACATCGAGGAGCGTGTAGGCGCAATCGAGACAGACATCAAGGACATAAAAAACAAGCTCAATAACGACTATGACTCCATCAACCAGAACCGGGAAGACACGCAGCTCCTCATGAGAAGCATGTTTAATCTGATCGAGAACAAAATCACAGGGAATAACATTGAGGGTTTAAAAAAAACGAGGGACGAACTTATCCAAGCATTGACAGAAAAATAAGGGGAATCGCCTTGAAAATATATCAATTTACGGTGCCGGAGCTTGAGCGGTTCCGGCAGATGGCAAATTTCACGACAGACGAAAGGGAACTCTTTGAGTATCGCAGCAAAGGAGTCCCCTTGGAAGTGTGCGCGGAGCGAATGAACATCAGCACATCGACGGCGAAACGACTCAGCCGCCGGGTAAATGCAAAAATCATTCGTTTATGCCCGTATAATGTGATATAATAGATGCAGATAAAGCATGGTCGGAAAGGAGAAATTATGGGCGGACGTGGTGGATCAAGTGGAATGGGTTCAAGCAAAGCATCTCTTCCCTCTCTTGAGGGGACTGCAAAACAGGTGGCGTGGGCGGAAGATATTCGAAATGATGTCTTTCGCTTGTTGGATTTCATAGCGGAAGAGAAAGAGGTGCCCAGTGGTTATATGAATTGGGGCAATCAACTTGCAAATTTTCTTGTAAAAGCATTCGATGCAAAGGAAAGCGAGTACGATGACCCTTCTGACAAATATGACTTTTCCGCAGCAGAAGCGTTTAAAGAAAAATACGGGTATATAAAAGAGAAAACGGTAAACGGAAAGACAAGACATGTACTATCTTGGAAACATAAGAAATTAGCCAGAGATTACAAGGATGTAATAAAAAACAATAAGTCTGCGAGTGAATGGATAGAGCGTCGAAAAGGCAATTTTGGACCTTGGAAAAAATCGATGACATACTCACTTATAAATAAATCTCCTAATTATGTTGACAAAGATGAGTATTGGAAAAGCCATAAACCGGGTTCAGGCATAATATAAAAGCGCCAGAAATATATCGGCGCTTTTATATTATATCTTTCTCATCATCGGGGCATTAGTTCCGCCAGAATTTAAGCCGGTTAGCATCAATTCCCTGCCCTTTTGCCTGAGATATGATCTCTTTTTTAAGCTCGTCATATCCGTACTCGTCAGAGCCAGCGTTATCTGGAATTTCGATTTCTGCATAAAGTTCTATACCATCCACATTTGCAAGCATATAATTTACAGCCTTATCCGTGATTCTCCCAGATCCTCCATTAAAATCGACCTCAATCATGTTCTTTATCGTTTCTAATTTCTCTAATAGCAACCTCACTGCCCACTCTGGCGGCATTCTTCTTCCACAATCCCAGTTCCGCAAAGTATCGATCGGGATCCCGAAGCGTTCGGACATTTCTTTCTGGGATAGGCCTGCCGAGATTCTTGCGGCTTTAATCTTGTTTTCCATGCTATATGATCTCCACACCTAATTTTTCTGCGGCTTTAAATGCAACGCTTTCAAAGCTTTCTCCATCAGCCGATTCCCATTCTTCACTCATATCAGCTAATTCACAGAGTTCTTTAAGCAGTTCGAGATTCCATTCGTCGTTACCTTTGATTTCCAGTGCTAATTCCTGTGCTCGTGTCATTTTGTTTCCTCCTGTGGTTTGTTTCTATTTGTTCTATGCCTTTATTATAATGTCCAATGGACATCTTGTCAAGCAAATAATGTCCATTGAACACAAAAATTAAAGATACTTTTTCGATACTTTTCTGACCTGTTGCCTATCTCTTCCGTGTGCCATAATGTGAGTATAGGATAATGATAGAAAGGGGAAGTACCTATGAATGGATATACTCCGTACAGTATGGGAATGGGCGGATATATGGCAGATCAGGCGGCATTACAACAGCGCATCCAGCAGATGGAACAGGCAACACAGCCGCGGCAGACAGTGCCGATGCAAAATGTGAATTGGATTCAGGTAGCTGGAATCGAAGGGGCGAGGAATCAGATTGTGCAGCCGGGACAGACGGCATGGATGATGGACAACAACAGCCCTATGTTCTATGTGAAATCTGTGGACGGAATGGGGAGCGCAACACTCAAAGCATTCGCGTTCAAAGAAATCCCCGTATCATCCTTAACAGCCCCGCAAATGGCTCCTGCGGCTTCAAATGGGGATTATGTGACGCGAGAGGAATTCAATGCTCTGCTTGTGAAACTCGGGGAGAGACAGGAAGAGAAGAAGGAGGGGACTGAATGAATCCATTATTAAGCATGATGGGCGGATCCGGAAACAACCCAATGGCGGCGATGATGCAGGCCATGAGTGTCGTGAACCAGATCCGGCAGACAGGAAACCCACAGGCGGCGATCAATGCAATGGCGCAGCAGAATCCGAATATCAAAAAGGCAATGGATATGTGCAAAGGGAAGAACCCGGAACAGATGTTCAAGCAGATGTGCCAGCAGAACGGCATGGATCCCGAACAGTTTACGGGGATGATGAAATGATGATTTTGTTGGCCTCAACAAAACGATAATTCGCTATCACAGCCGGGTGCGCAACGGCTCATGATAAATCTTAAGCAAGGAGAAAACCACATGAATGAGGGAATGTTATCCGCTGCGGATGTGGCGGCAGTAACCAGAAACGACACATGCAACGATATGTGGGGCGGTGGCGGCTGGTGGATCTGGATCATTCTGATTGCGTTTCTCTTCCCCATGATGGGCGGATGGAACCGCGGCGGTGTTGAAAACGGCGTGCAGGACAATTTCATTTCGGATGAGTTTGTGAAGCGCGACATCTTCAACACAAATCAGAACGTATCCAACACAGCATGTCAGACCCAGAGAGATGTACTTGAGAGCAGATATACAACGCAGCTCGGAATGCAGCAGTTAGGTGCTCAGTCTCAGCAGTGTTGCTGCGAAACACAGAAAGAGATCTTACAGAACCGGTATGATGCGGCACTGATGGCGCAGAACATGCAGGCACAGCTTGCGCAGTGTTGCTGTGACATCAAGGAAACTGTCCTTGCAGACGGACAGGCAACACGCCAGCTCATGCAGGAGAACACCATCCAGGGACTTCGCGACAAGATTGCGGACCGTGACAGAGACCTCCAGACAGCGTATTGGCAGATCTCCCAGGTCAGCCAGACCAAGGACATCGTTAATGCGGTAAGACCGACACCGACACCGGCTTATATTACATGCTCCCCGTATTTTGCATATAATATGTCAGGATTTGGCGGATGCTGCGGAAACGGCGGGAATGTACTGTGAGAAATCCGAATGAACTGACCACTCTGGACATGCTAAATTTGTTCGGCGTATTCTTGCAGGTGATGAATTACGAAAGTGATTTGTCGCAGGCGAGCAACGCAGACATAGCGAAGCATCTACAGGAGCAGGACAGGAAGTACCTGGATAGGATCATCGAGAATCAAAACCGAATAATCAGCATGTTGGAAGAATCCATTGCTACGAAGTAGTCTTGCAAATCATAGGGGTAGGCGTGGAGCTTGCCCCTATTTTCGTGAAAGGAGAAGTATTATGCTTAATGTTGTTAATGTAGCTGCTCAGACAGTGGCAGCCAATCAGAATGTTACTTTTGGTAGCACTCGCGTAAAGTCTCGCAGATGCGGATGCCAGAGTGGATGGCTCAATCACATCGAGGGAAGTGGGCTGTTTACAATCACAAACAGGAGCAATCAGCCGATGGCGATAGAACTCCAGTTTAACGCAAATGTGACGGCTTCCGCGGCTGGCGCAACAGCACTGGTGCTTAAGCTGAACGGCGAGAACATCGGTGGAACCGAGATGGATTATACGGTTGTTACAGCAGATGTATATCAGAATGTAAGTGCAGACACGTTGATCCCGGTACCGGCCGGAACATCTCTTACCGTATCTGTGGGTAATATTTCCGCCGGAGCAGTCCTTGTCAAGGACGCAAACCTCATCATTAAAAAGCTTTCGTAGGAGGTGATCGGCTATGATCGCTTTTAGAAGCAAAATGGATGTGAAAAGCGTTGACGATGTGTTTGCGGAGATCAATGCCCGGCAGATCGCGGCGCTTATGATGCACGATCAGATGGCGGACTACTTTGATTTTCTTGGGCTGAGCGGATACAAGCGATTACACCTGTACCAGTATTTCGCGGAGAGCAAGGAACGCCGGGACGTGGCACATTACTACATCAACCACCACGGTAAGCTGATACCGGACCGTTTCGAGGGGAACGTGCAGATGATCCCGGAGTCGTGGCGGTCTGCAAACCGGATGAGCGTAGGAAAATCCACGAAGCAGAAAGCGGTAGAGGACGGATTCTCCGTGTATCTTGGATGGGAACAGGCTACAAAAGACGTATACCAGAAGTATGCAACGGCTCTGCGCGAACAGGGGTATGTTGCGGATGCAATCTTTGTGGATAGGCTTGTGGAAGATGTTGATAATGAGCTTGAGCGCTTGGAACGCATCATCACTGATCTCATAACGTCTGGATATGATCCGGTATACATTTTGGAAAGTCAAAAAGAACTACATGATAAGTATAAAAAGAAAATGCGGGGAGGTGTCAAACATGGAAGCACTGATTAAAAAACTCAAAGATCAGCTGAGTATCGAAGCGAAAGAAGCTGTAAACTCACTGACCACCAATCGGCTGGACGTGATCTATAAGCTCGTTGTGTCGATCTCCTATCTGGAAAAAATGGAGAAGAAAGAGTGGGAAGAAGCCCCGGTTGCGGAGGTGGCTGAGAATATTATAAAAAAGTATTCCAACGGGCGATACGACCACAATATTGACGCACTGTACGATGCTTATATTGCGGCAAAACAGGCATATAAGGTTAATGGTGATCAAGGGCATCGGGACAAGCTTATGGAAACGGTCGGCCGGTTAATGGTAGAAGTGTATGACATGCTGTCCACTATGGTGATGGATAGCGACTTTATCGATGAGAGGCAAGAGATCCAGAAGTATATCCGCAAGCTCGGAGACTGAAAAATGTGGTGATACATGGAGAATAAAAAAATGATAGAATATATAGTGTAAGGTTGACATGGTGGGTTGACATTTTTCTCCATTCAAATGCCAGCTCTATACATATATTGGTGTCATATTTCTATTGCCTCCTTATCAGCACACGTCCTTAAGAGAAATCCAGCCGGACACTGGAGAGGTTGAAAAGCGGATGCAATTTCCGGCGTGTGCATTGCTCCAGGGGAGCATGAAAAAAACGTTACTCCAGAGGAGTATAGTGCGAAGCATAGCACGAAAAAACAAGTTGCTAACCGGCGTTTGCCGGTTGCGGGGAGATAGATCGCAATTAGTAGCGGGGCGGACTGTAAATCCGTTGCCTTCGGGCCTTTCTGGTGCAAGTCCAGCTCTCCCCATTCCGCCTTTGGCTGGGGTGGAGCCGTATTTCATGGTACACCTTTCTAATATGGGACACCCCGAATAGATCCGGGGTGTTACTGGAATGTAGCTTAGCGGGAAAGCACACAATCACTGATTGTGGGACGTGGGTTCAAACCCCACCATTCCAATGTGTCCGGGTCGCTCCCGGATGAACTGAGAGTAGCGCAATGCCTCAGAGAGATTGACAATGCCCGCACGAGAAATTGTGCGGGAGGCGCACATGGACCAATAGCTCAGTCGGTCAGAGCAACCGGCTCATAACCGGTCGGTCCGGAGTTCGAATCTCCGATGGTCCACTACCACGCCGAAGGTTTATTCGGCTCAATCCACACCGCTGACGAGCGGTTATAATACACGTTTAGGAGGATATATGCAGAACATTGAACAGATTTTACAGGAGCTTGAAATCGAGGTTCCAGAGAGCAAGAAAGACGATCTGAAAAAGAAAATGTTGGAAAACTACCGCACTGTAGCTGACTACAACAAACAGGTGTCAAAAGCCGACGATTACAAGAAATCACTCGACTCCGTACAGGAACAGCTTGCAGGTTTTAAGGACGTTGACGTTGATGACCTCAAGGGGCAGATCCAGACGTTAAATCAGCAGCTTGCTGATGAGAAAGCTGGACGCGCTGCCGATGCAAGAAAAATCGAAGTCGAAAAACAGGTGAACGAGTTTTTGGCAACCACAGACGAAAAAGGTGCAAAGCAGTACGAGTTCATGAACGGAATCACCGAGGAGTATTACAAAAAGGCTCTCATGGAAGAACTGGACAAGGATTCTGCAAAAGGTAAGTCCATCAGTGATATCTTTAACGGGATGATCACCGATAAGGATGGAAACCAGAAAGAGGGAATCTTCGTTGACAAGCAGCAGGCTGCGGCACAGCACAACGCGGCACGCTTTACAGCTCCGGCGAAGAATGGAAGCCGAGGCGGAACAGGATTAACAAAGGAAGATTTCCGTAAGATGAATCTGGACGAAAGGCTGAAATTAAAGCAGTCTGATCCAGAACTTTACACGGCACTCAGCGAGTAGCCGACAGACCGACTATGTGATCGAGCATAGCCGCTAACCTAAACACCCTTAAGAATTATAGGTAGATGGGATTTTTTACGTTCACTTCTAAAATAGTCCATCTACGGAAAGGACTACATCTATGGCAAGAACTGGAACATTTGGTGGTTTTAGCTTTGACCCGGAAGTGTTTTCTGGGTATATGGCAGAACAGCCAACATGGAATGATGCAATTATCAATTCTGGCATTCTCGTGCAGGATTCCACAATCATGGATCTGATCGGAACAAAGGGTAACGTGGCAACACTTCCTTTCTACGTGCCGATCGATGAGGTCGATTCTCAGGCACTTAACAACGATGGTGAGACAGATAACACGCCGGTTGAAATCACCGGAAAGAAGCAGACAGCAATGCTTATCCAGAGAATGAAGGCTTGGAAAGCACAGGACTTCACAAAGGAGTTGACCGGTGCTGAGCCGATGACTCACGTTGCAAACTCTGTTGCAGGATTCTACAGACAGACCCGTGTGCGTGATCTCATGGCCATCGTTGATGCGGTACTGTCTTTGACAGGAATGTCTTCGCATATCACAGATATTTCGGCAGCGAAGCCGTCTGGCGGTGAATCTGCGACTGTAACAGATGCGAATAAGATTGATGCAACCACATTAATCTTTGCACAGCAGAAAGCACTTGGAGATTCATCTGAGAAGATGGGACTGCTGTTCCTTAACAGCTACATTTTCGCAAAGTATAAGGCTCTCGGGCTGGTAGATTACAACAAGTACACCGTGACCAATGCGCTCGCTGGTGACGTAAATCTCCCGTCCATCGGCGGATTTATCCCGGTTGTATCTGATAGGTATACGGTAGATACTTCTGGCGATATCCCGGTGTATAAGACTTACATGATCGGCGCAGGATCCATTTTAACCTGCGACAAGACAAACTATGAGGATCCGTACTATGCGGACTACGATCCGGAGACTAAGGCAGGTATTCGCAAGCTTTATACAAAGCAGGGTTATGTGCTCCACCCGAACGGATTCAGCATTGACACAAGCAAGATCACAAAAGAGTCTCCGACCAACGCAGAGCTTGGAGCGAAAGCAAACTGGTCTCTCGTTTACAACCACAAGAATATCCGTATGGGTATGATCAAGTCCAACGGCTAAGGAGGATTCCGGCATGGCATACGCAGATTATGAGTTTTACTCAAAATCATTTTTCGGCAATGTCGTGCCGGAATCTGATTTTATGCGGCTTGCGGAGAGAGCGAGCGACTTTATTGACCGCTTGACCTTTGACCGGCTGGCAGACGGATTACCGTCCGATGATCGGCAGCAGAAGCGTATAAAAAAGGCGGTCTGCGCCGTTGCAGAAATGTTGTATCAGATTGATGTGGCTGAGAAAAATGCATTATCAGCGGCGAACGGCACATCAGTCTCTATCCCTGGCGGCGGCACCGCTACTGGCATTGTAACTTCTGTATCGTCTGGCAGCGAATCCAGATCATACGCCACGCCTCAGCAGATCGGGGCAGGCGCAAAGGAATGGAGTGCAGTATACAGTGTTGCTGGAGATGCACAGAAAACAAATGATTTGCTCTTTAAGACAGCTTTACCGCTTCTGATGGGAGTAAGGACGGATGATGGAATACCAGTATTGTATGCAGGAGTGTAAACATGATATGCAATAAAAAAGCTTATAAAGATATGCGAAAAGATTGCGAAAACTGTTCTGAAAAGAAAGAATGTTGGGATGGTAAATTTGTCGGAGTAGCTTATTGTGATGCAAAAATTACCCCGGAAGCATCTCAACCACTTCTGAGAGAAACGATGACTATAAATGTCAATGGCGTTCTCACGAATGTATATAAAGACGAAATCGAAAAAGAGATATACAAGGCTTTAAGAGAGCCTTTCTCCCTACATTATGGAGCATGAGGTGATTAAGATGAAAAAGTTATTTATTTCTCAGCCTATGAGAGGAAAGACAGACGCGGAGATACTCGCAACACGCGAAAAAGCTATTGCAAAAGCGAAAGAGTTAGTTGGGGAGCCAGTAGAGGTGCTTGAGACATTCTTCCAGGGCACTCCGGCTGGCGCAAAGCCGCTTTGGTATCTCGGCGAATCCATCAAGTATCTGGGAGAGGCTGACGTTGCCTTTTTCGCCAAAGGCTGGGAAGACGCACGCGGATGCCGTATCGAGCATGAGTGTGCGAAGGAATATAATGTTGATCGCATCGAAGAGACAGAGGAGGACTAACATGGAGACCCTATTTGCAAATATGACTATGATCTTGGCAGTAATCGGGATTCTGGCGTTCTGCGTGTCAGTGATCACCCAGGTATTTAAAGGCGTAGGAGTTCTCTCCGCGATCCCCACAGATGCCCTCGTATTCGTTCTTTCCATCGGAATTACCGTGGCTGCATTCGTGGCATACATGCAGTATATCCATATGGAAATCCTGTGGTATATGATTTTGGCGGCGATCATGGCGGGCTTTATCGTTGCCTTTGTGGCTATGTATGGTTGGGAGAAATTGACAGAGCTATGGAAGAGGATGAGCAAAACTGACCAGCTCAAAAAATGATATGGCAGACAAAACAAACAGCATGGCTTATGAGAACTTAAATCGCCGCATCTTCGATGGTGTTGGAGAATACGGAATACCGCAGATATGCCCAGAGATATTCGAAGGTGAATGCGAATTTGTAGGATTCAACTACGTCAGAGGGAAATGCACGAAGCCAGAGGAAAAAGCAGTTCACTTTTTCCTTGATGACTATCAGTTCAATGCGCTTTGGGTAAACGTGGATCGCTACGCGGAAAAGTTGAGCCGATTCCGATATATCCTCACACCAGATTTCAGCACTTACACCGATTTTCCAAAAGCGATACAGATCTACAACCACTATCGCAAGCACTGGATCGGTGCCTACTTGCAGGAGTATGGGTGCCATGTAATCCCGACAATATCGTGGAGTACACCAGATAGCTACGAGTGGTGCTTTGACGGCGAGCCAGAGGGCGGCACAGTGGCGGTATCTTCCGTTGGCTGCATGAACAGTATAGGCAAAAAACGCCTATTCTTATCCGGCTATAATGCGATGATGGAACGTCTGCACCCGGAAAACATTATCTTTTACGGCAGTGTGCCGGAGGAATGCACTGGGAGCATTGTGAGAATTAAAGCGTTTCATGACAAATTCAATCATGCGTTATGTGAGGTGTGAGCATGTACGATAAAACTGTGACAGTTTTCAACTATTATGGAAGCCCCACATCCGGCGATGATATGTGGTATCCGCACATCCTCCATAATGTGGATTTGAACACGGACCGCGGGGCGATCATCAAGAAGTACGGGGCGGACAGTACAGACAATGCACAGCTCCACATCCCGTACTATATGCACGCCACAAACCCTGATGTTGACGGCATAATGATCTCGACAGAGGACGGAATGATCCCGTGGCGATCCCCGAAGGAATGGAAACGGCAGACGAATGATAAGCTGGCAGAAAGTATTACATTCGGCCCGGATGATTTCTTCTGGGAGGGCGAGTGGACTGGCGGCGAGGTAAATGATGATGACTATCGAAATGGATTCTATCAGTATATGAACAATACACATGATTTTGTATTTAAGATCACAAGCACAGGCGGTCCATATACTGTGATTCCACATTTTGAAATTCTCGGGAAGTAGGCAGAGTCATGGCGAGTAAAACATATCACTTCAAAGGCTTTTCCTTCGTGGACGGAGATACGAAAGTAAAGCTGAATCTGTCTCGGTTTGCCGAGCAGTACAGGAAGGCTCAGTATCAGCTTGATGGCGATGTAATGAACAGCATGGTGCCTTTTATGCCGATGGAAACCGGAATCTTCGTAGGCGTTACCAAAGCGGCGAGTGCGGCGGTACAGGGATCTGGACGTGTGTTTGCGGCCTATGGTCCTCAAGGGCGATTTCTCTATGAAGGAAAGGGCATGGTAGATGAAAATACCGGCTCACCGTGGGCGAAAAAGGGCGCAAAGAAGGTACTTGTTAGCCAGTATTCCGGCAAGACACAGGCGAAAGAGTATCTGACGTACACAAAGACGAAACATCCGGCGGCGCAAGCACATTGGTTTGACGCTGCGAAAGAGAAGGATGGGAAAACTTGGATTAAGAATGTGAAGGAAACGGCAGGAGGTGGGCGGCGTGGCTGATGCAAAACCGATTGGAAAAGATGCGACAGGATATGAAATTCTGACAGCCGCCATGAAAGCGCTGCTGAATCAGTATCCCGGATTGGATCCGGGGGAAACCATAAAATTCGAGGAGCTGGGCGAGGACAGTGGAATCGCATTTTCGGCAGATAATGGTGCACTCGTATACAGCGAGCGGGAAGATATATGCGGAGGAATCCATCAAGTATGCCAGTATCCGTTTTACGTGGTGTACCGGTCAGCGGCGCAGAAAGAACGGTACAAGCTGAGTATCCAGCAGTTCCTTGACACACTTGGTAAGTGGATTTGCCGTGAACCAGCCGTGATAAACGGCGTTGAGACCCGCTTATCTGCCTTTCCACGGCTTTCTAATGGGAGACAGATAAAACGTATCACTCGTGACAATTCATACGGCACAGAGCCGCAGGAGAACGGCGTACAGGACTGGATATTGCCTGTATCGGTCCGTTACACGAATGATTTTGAACTGTAAACCGACGGTACAACGAGAGTGCCGCCGCTAACCTACACCGCCTAAAAAAGTTATAGGCAGAAAGGGCTTTTTATTATGATTGAGAGAAAATATCTTGCTCATTATCTGGACGCAACATTTGGAGGAGAAACACCGGGCTATGTACGCATCGGTAAAGATCTTGAAGAATACAGCGAGGAGCTGAACCCGGACGTAGAAGTAAACAAAAACATTTTCGGCGAACAGTCTGTAAAGCACTCCGGATACGAAGTACAGGCAGACGTGGATCCGTTCTACTACGAGAATTATGACGATGCTCTCTCCAATAAGATCATGGAGATCGCCAATACCAGAGCTACAGGAGATAAGTGCAAAACAACGATGGTCGATGTACTTCTCAAGCCTGGCGCAGATGAGGAAACCGCTCCGACCGTGGTATGGGCGTACCGCGAGGATGTATACGTTATCCCTAACAGCGTGGGCGGAGATACATCTGGCGTACAGACACCGTTTACGGTATACAAAGCCGGCAACAGAGTGAAAGGCACATGGGATATGACAAAGAAATCCTTCACCGCATCTCTTGTATAGGAGGACATAAAAAATGGCAAAACAGATCGTAATTGCTGATCGGGAATACATCGAAATCGTGGATAAAAATGGCACAGTGACCGGCGGCTTTATGTTTAATCCGGCAGATCTGGACATTATCAAGCGTGCGGACACAGTACAGAAGAAATTTGAAGAACTGGAACTTCCGGCAGACGACGATCCAGATGGATTGGACAAGATGTCCGGCACTGTAAAAGAGCTTTTCGACGAGCTTCTGAATACTCAGGGGGCATCCGACGATCTTTTCAAACACTGCAATCCGTGGACCCCGTGTAAGGATGGAAGATTTTTCTGCGAATATGTTCTCGATCAGCTTGTAAAATTTATCGAAAGCGAAATGAACGTGCGAATTAAAAAGAGTACTTCCCGTCTCCGTAATTACACGGAGAAGTACAGAAAATGAGCAGCTATGAGCTGCCCTCTTCTCTAAACATTGGTGGAACGGATTATGCGATCAACGCAGACTTCCGTTCCATTATTGGGATTTTGGAAGCTTGCGAAGATCCAGATTGGACGGATAGAGAAAAGCAGGAAATTATGTTTGAAATTCTGTACAAAGATTTTGAGCAGATCCCGAGAGAACTCCGGGAGGAAGCCTGTAAGAAAGCTGCTGACTTTATTGACGGCGGTATGCGAGACAAAAAGAACAGCCCTCGGCTGATTGACTGGGAGCAGGATTCCAGAATCATCATTCCTGCCGTGAACAAAGTAGCAGGAATGGAGGTTCGTTCTACCACATTCCTTCACTGGTGGACTTTTTTGGGATTCTTTATGGAAGTCGGTGACGGCTTATTTTCCCAGATCCTTGCGATTCGGCAGAAAAAAGCCAAGCATAAAAAATTGGAGAAGTGGGAAAAAGAATTCGAACGGGAAAACGCAGACATGGTAGGCATTCGCAAGAGATTAAGCTCCGAGGAAAAGAAAGAGATTGCGACTCTTGAGAAGTGGCTATAAGGAGATGAATTATGGGACAGGCAGACGGAACAATACTCATTGATACATCGATCAGCGATGATGGGCTTGTAGCCGGCACGAAAGAAGTAGAAGCCGCGGCACGCCGGATGGCTGAGTCTGTCTCTGGCATCGCCGACAAAGCAAAAGTCGCGTTGCAGAAACAGGTAGATTCTTTCGCAAAGCTCAACAGCCAGTATGATGAGCAAGCTCGTAAGGTAGAGGATCTCAAGAAAAAGGTAGATGCACTTAGGGAAGATAAGATACCCACACAGGAGTATACAGATCTTAACAAGGAAATCGATACCACAAATAAAAAACTCGATGCGGCAATTGAACGCCAGATTAAATTTGTGGAGATTGGCGGAAACCGGAATAGTCAGACATTTAAGGCGATGGAATACGACATTGACATGTTGCGGCAGAAGTTGGAAGAAGCGCAGCAAGCCAAGGCAAAGCTGGAATCCTCTGGTGGAGCTTATACCACAGGAATAGATACCGAATCCGGTCAGAAGACGATGGCTCAGTACACATCAGCGCAGGTTGCATTGGAAAACACTCTTAATCGTTTGAAAACCTCCTACGCAGATCTTAATGAAAAGACGAAAGAGTACAATAGCGAAACAAAAAAAGCTTCAAAATCCACAGGAGATTTTCAAAAAAATCTTGGAAAAACATCAGTGAGCTTTAAAAAAATGCTGAGCTATGCATTCGGTATCCGCTCTCTCTTTGCCCTCTTTAACCGCATCAGAAGTGCCGTTACAGACGGAATGAAGAACCTTGTCCAGTATTCCGGCAGCACAAACAGCACGGTTTCCGGGCTTATGGGATCGCTGACGCAGCTTAAGAACGCACTTGCGACAGCATTCGCCCCGGTCCTTACCGCAGTAGCTCCGGCGCTGAACTATCTCATCAGCCTCTTGACATCAGCAGCAACAGCGGTTGGACAGTTTTTCTCAGCCCTCACTGGGCAAAGCACCTTTGTTAAAGCTACGAAGGTACAGGAAAACTATGCGGACTCCCTAAAAAAGACGGGATCGGCGGCAAAGAAAGCAGAAAAGAGCCTGGCATCATTTGACACAATAGAACAGATTGGATCAAAAAGCAGTGACTCCGGCGGCGGTGGAGGCAGTTCCACGAACCCGAAGGATATGTTTACAACCGAACAGATCAGCTCCTCCATAAAGGAGATGGCAGATAAGATCCGGCAGATGGTAGCCGCTGAGGACTGGCAAGGCGTAGGAAACTATATTGGATCTCAGATCGGCAACGGCATGAACTTCGGTATGAGTAAACTGGATCAGTTCCTATCTACTACGAACTGGAAGGGCATCGGAACGGCAATCACCGCAGGACTTACCGGATTTTTCTCTACATTCAGCTGGAGTACATTGAGCAGTACAGTTTCTCACTTTATAGCTGGAGCTGTTCAGCTTATCACTGGATTATTCAAAGGTGTAGATTGGCGATCTATCCCGCAAGGAATTATTGATGCAATTGGCGGAATCTTAAAAGGATTTGACTATGCGAGTGTCTTCGGCTCGGTCGGTGAGCTGATCGGAACGGCGATAGCATCCGGCATAGACCTTTTAAAAGGTCTTGGAGACGTTCTGGTGAACTCGTGGAACAGCGTTGTCAGCTATTTCTCTGGTTATATTGATGCGTCTGGCGGCGATATCGTGCTTGGACTTTACAATGGTATTGTTAATGCACTCAAGAGTGTAGGCTCTTGGATTGTGAATAATATCTTCAAACCGTTTATTAACGGATTCAAGTCTGCATTCGGAATTCACAGCCCATCCACAGTCATGATGGAAATGGGGCAGTACCTCATGGAGGGGATCCGAAATGGAATCAGCAATTTCATTTCCTCCGTTATCACGAAATTTGCAGAAATTAAAGATAAGATCATCACTAAGTGGGACGAGACTAAGCAGAAGACTCAGGAGAAATGGAGTAGCATTAAGAGCGGACTTGAAAGTACATGGACAGCGTTCAAAACATCTGCCGGTGAGAAGTTCCAGGCGATTAAGGAAACTGTATCAACACGTTGGAACGAGACAAAATCCAGCACCGAGAGCGCATGGGGATCTATTCACAGCACACTTGCAACGAAGTGGGAGGAGATTCGGAGCAACGCAACGGCGAAATTCACGGCGATCAAAGACAGTATTGTAGCCGCATGGAAAACGCTAAAATCAGAGACCAGCACCATATGGAATGGCATCTGGGGTGCGATGAAATCCGTCATCAACACAATCCTCGGCGGCGTAGAGTCGATGGTGAACGGCGTCATCAATGCGCTGAATAAGATGATCAGTGCACTCAACAATCTGAGCTTTGACATTCCTGACTGGATCCCGGGAATCGGCGGAGAATCCTTTGGGCTGGACATTCCGACCGTAAGCAAGGTACATTTGCCACGTCTGGCATCCGGTACGGTGGTTCCTCCGCGTGCCGGTGAATTTGCGGCGATTCTGGGCGATAACAAGCGCGAAACAGAGGTCGTTTCCCCGTTGAGTACGATGAAACAGGCGCTCATGGAGGCTTTGGCGGAAAGTGGAATCTCCGGCGGTAGTCAGCAGGTTGTCATTCGATTCGAAGGCAATCTGGCGCAGCTGGGGCGTGTACTGAAGCCTGTTATTGACTCAGAGAATAACAGAACTGGTGTGAGACTTGTGACAGGAGGTAGCCGATGAGTCATTTTACAATATTTACCGTGGACGGAGTGGAGTATGACGTGAATGTTCTGAAACTCTCGCGCAAAGCGAAAGTGACAGACACCGACAACTCCGGCAGAACGCTGGATGGTGTGATGCACCGTGATATCATCGGAACATACTACAATTATACACTGGAAGTTCAGGCAAAAGACGGAAAATATCAAGACTATGACAGGCTTTTCGATGTTGTTAGTGCTCCACAGGACAGCCATGACTTTGTAATCCCATATGGGCAGGAAACATTATCCTTCAAGGCTTACGTCACAACCGCTGATGATTCCATGATCCGAAGGAATGGCGTGAATCTGTGGGGATATGAAGATACACTGAAATTGGATTTCGTAGCAATGGAGCCGCAGCGAAGGAGATAAGGCATGAAGTGGGATGTATCAATATCGACAAACGGAGAAGAGTATTATTCTTCTACGGATAATCTTACGACTCAGGAAGAGCAAATGCCGGGGTATGCATATCTCCTTCCCGGATATGCGCTGCTAAATGGCGAGTATCAGAATGCCCCAGATGTAATTCCAGAGGGACAAAGCGGTTACACAAGCAGTCAAATATCGGATGCGGGTGGAGAGTTTTCTGATGCACCTACACTCAGAATTGTTTTTGACCGGCTTAAAACATCCCGAGGAATTACCTTGGATTTCAATGGGGTTTCTGGAGATTATGCCTCTAAACTTAATATTAAGTGGTTCAAAAACGGTGAGCTTGTGGAGAACTTGGACTTTTCCCCAACCTCAAGTACATATTTCTGTGAGGCATCTGTAAAGCTTCACAACGAGGTCGTGATTACGTTCCAGAAGACATCCAGACCATATAGGCATGTATGGGTTGCTAAGATCACGAACTATCGTTTGGTGGACGCTGGCGGCTTAAAAATCGTCTATGGCGATATTGCACTTGGGGCAAAAGAGAACGCAGAATACAGCTGTAATGATGGTGGACATCTTGACAGTTTGAAAATAAAGCATTCCTTTCCAGATGTGGCGCTGAATTATCCTGGTTATGCACTGCTAAATGGTGAGTATAAAAGCTATGATGTTTTCCCAGAAGCCGGTTATATTTCCAGAGCGGTATCCGATGAAAACGGAGTATTTCAGACAGGGATCATACAGCCGGGAGCTTCGCTTGTTCCGCACCAAGGCCTTTACCCTTCTTCGCACTTTGGTGTTCCGACACTGACTGCTTCTTTTTCTGATCGATATAGCAGTCAGGGGATTTCGTTGATATTCAACGATCATTCTGGAGATTACTGCTCTCAGCTTACTATCACATGGTATCGAGGTACAGAAGAGCTTGCGCAAGAAAGATTCTATCCAAACGATTATGAATATTTTTGCTATCATCCGGTGGAATATTACGACAAAGTGACAATCGCATTTGAGAAAACCTCCAGACCATACAGGCCTGTGTTTTTGACGGATATTCAATATGGGTTGGGGCGCACCTTCTTGGATGACGAGGCGAAAAATGTGGATTGCTGTATAGAATTAAGCCCTATCAGCGAAGAAATCAGTATAAACATGCTGAATTTCACCATTCGGAGTAAATCCAATATTGCGTTTAATTTCCAGCGCAGGCAACAGATGAAGCTGTATTTCGACGAGAATATCATTGGAATCTTCTACCTTAAATCTGGAAAAAGAGTAAGCAAAACAGACTATGAAGTTAATACAGAGGACGCTGTTGGCCTGTTAGATACATCAGAATTCAAGGGCGGTATCTATAATGATGAGCCGGTAAAAAATGTTGTGGCGGCGATTTTTGAGGATCAGAACATTAATTATTTCCTGGATCAGACATTACAGGAGCAGACAGTAACCGGATATCTTCCGGCCGGAAGTCGGCGTGAATCTCTCGCGCAAGTCGCATTTGCAATTGGGGCCTCCGTCAATACTGCATATGATCTCAATCTGTATATCTATCCTCGGAACACAGGAATCATAAAGCCTCATGCGGGACTCCACCCGGGGGCCGGTTTGAAACCCGGAATGAGAGTGACGAAGGAAAGCTTTACGAAAACAAATACGATGTCTGGGCTGACAATCAATCACAGCGATATCACGACCGGTGCGAGAGTGTATGCGCATACTTACATCAAGTCGGACGAGTCAGAGGAACTGTACAAAGACACCTTGACCGGCATCGCAGAAATCACTTTCTCTGAGGCGCATCATAGTCTGGCAATCACTGGCGGCACGATAACGGCTTATGGAGATAACTGGGCAACCATTACGGGAACGGGCGGCGAGGTAGTACTCACCGGAAAGAAGTATACACATCTTACCACGATCCATGAGAAGACGAACCCGAACATCAGCCAGAACGAGAATCTGGTGGAAGTGAAAGAGGCTACACTCGTGAATCCAAAGAACGTAAATGAGGTACTGGACCGTGTATACGACTATTATAGCAGTAACGAATCGGTATCCTGCCGGGTGCTCCTCAACGAGGAAGAGCTTGGAGACATCGTGTCTGTGGACACTGATTTTGATGGAACGCGAATGGGTGCCATCAAAAAGATGGATTTTACATTTACGCGAGAAATGACGGCGGAGGTGGAGATTGGATGAGCGTATTTGATGAGCTGATAACGGACCGAACGGCCGAGGACGTGACAAACCGGACAGCAAAGGGAAGTATATCCTATGTAGATCTGAACCGTGTGGAGACGGCCTGCAAGGAGCTTGGAGAGATACTTCTGGTGGATATTGTGACAAAAACGGACTGGACGATGCGTGATTTTCGGAAAGACAGTGACATGCAGCGAATTCGGCAAAACATCCAGAAGCTTCGGGATGCTTATTTTGTAAAGCCGTCCACACCGGCAACTCCGCAGAGAATCAAGTATCAGACTGTAGCAGAGGCAAATAGCATTGAGCAGATCCTCGAGGATATACATGCAATGTATCTTTCTTCCTTGTCCGGCGCACATAGACTTGCGTTCCGGCTGGGAACCAGATCAATAGGAGATAGGAGGTAGCGCATGGAATTAAAAACAAACTACAAAGACGATATCTACGAGGGAAATCGCAAGTATAAGGAGATCACTAACTCTGACGGAACGATTTCGCTGGAAGATAAGACAACTTACACACAGGAGGGTGACTCTTTCAAGGCGGAGGATATTAACGCCACAAACCTTGCAATCAATCGGCTCTACGCTGTACACAACGCCACATTGACGGCTGGCGGATGGACAACCAGTGCGCCGTATACGCAGACGGTGACAGTCTCCGGCATTAAGGCTACTGATCGTCCCGATATCTCCTGCGTTGACGATCTGACATCAAAAGCCAGTAAAAAGGCACGGCGGAAAGAGTGGGGCAAGGTGGATAGAATCGTCACCGGCACCGATCAGATCACCGCATATTGCAACTTTGAGAAACCGGCATTAGACTTGCCACTCGAGATCCAGAGAGCATAAGGAGGGCATTATGACAGAATTATTAGAAAATAGTGACAATACCAATGCGGACACTGGAGTCAGTGAATCCCCATCAAATGAAGCAACAATCTCCTTGGCGGCCGTGCAGGCACTTGCGGATGCATTGCAAAAAATTGAATCCTACACCCCTACGGTATGGGTAGACAACGAATCCCCGGATATTGATGCGGCGCACCTCAATAAGGCAGAACAGGCGATTATGCGTGTCACGACCGCCATGAACTCAGCAGTGGACGTTATCAAGGATTTACAGTCCCAGGTCAACACCACAAATAACAATTTGAGTAATATTGGAACAGTAACAACGGCAAGTGGAATATATACAACAGCAGAATGGGCAGTTGGAACAAATACAGCTGTTTTGACGTTACCATCTGACGGAAACTATATTCTTTTAATGACATATGAATTACAAAACCCCACAGATGAAACATGTTCTATGTATGCTCAAATGCAGATAACAGCCAATCGTGCAATCTTGCCATTTGGAAAAACAAATTTTGTAAGCTTTTATCACAGAGGCATTACACAGGGCTATGATTCGAGAATAGCATACGAAGGTGTTTGTGTTGCTATAAACGCAAAAAAAGGAGATACTATTATTCCATACGTTCATACAGATAAATCAAATGTAGCATTCAATGTCAATATTATTGCAATGCGTGTTTGATAATATAAATTCATGCTCGAAGCAACAGTCGAAAGAATTGGAACATATATACTGGAAATACAGTAGGCGTTGTTTCGTGACGCAACGGTTTACTCAATCAGACTCCTCTCACGTAGCGCTTGAAAAGTCAGTCATTGAAATCACTTTCCACGGACTCCAACTTTCCCATGAAAGTGCTCTATAATATATTTTTCCGGCAGTTTTATCGCCCATATCCTCTACGATGAAAGTTAAATATCCGTTAGTCTTTTCTGCATTGGCCCAAGAACCAAAAACATGTATATGTGAGTGCCATGCAGCAACAGGCAATCCCATATTTAATTTATCTTGATTAGAAGCTTTATTATCTTCATGGGCATAAAATCCAGGATCAAGTTTTAGAATATTGGTCCCTGTCGTAATGTTCGTGGGAATACGCACCGTTTTTCTGCTGTTACTCAAATTGTTATTTGAGCGATGGCAGGAAGACACAAAAACGGCGGCACCGGGGGAAAGCGGGGTGCCGCCAAAAGAAAAAGGTTGTAGGGGCATGGAACCCCACACCAATATAAACGTAAAGAAAATAAAATTGTGACAATAATAATAAGAAAGGAGAAATAAAATGGCAGATGCATTTTTAAAGCAGTACGGCGGATCCGGTGCGGACTCCTCTGACTGCACAGCAAAACGAAATCAGGTACTCGCAGGTGTGACGGCTGTCACCAGCGACAGTGATGATGAAGCACTGACCGGCACAATGCCGGAGCGTGGAAAACTGTCCAGAACACTTTCCGCTGGGGAGTCCGTGACATTATCAGAAGGACATTACGCCGGAGGCACGGTGTCCGCCCGGAGTTTGGCAAGCCAGACCGGTGGAGCAACGGCAGAAGACCGATATGTCAAGAAAGGGCTGACATACTGGAAAGATGGGGTGTTACGAACCGGAACAATGGAAACCCAGTCCGCAATATCTTTTAGTGCAGCCGCCCGTTCTCACGATACGATCCGCATCAGCTGGAAGAATCCAGCAAAAGGACCGTGGCAGGGTATCATCGTGCGGATGTCTACGTCCGGCACACCGGGAACGAGCGGCGGATCAGAAGTGTATCGTGGAGCTGGAAACAATCCGAACCAGGCGAGCGGAGATAATTATGTGGACGTTACCGGATTAGATCCGTTTACGACATACTATTTTTCCTGCATCAACTACTTTGCTGGATTAGATAACGGCACAACAGCGAATGTAAGTGCAAAAACGACTCATGTATATCTGTATAATCATGGAGCTAATCCGGGAGGATTGTCTATCAGCGATGAATTCACGGCAAACGGAATCAGCCTTGGCGCGGATTCGATCGTTTTAGAAACGAAACTCGCATTCGGAACTGTAGTAAGTGGAGCGCCCATCGACTTAGCTCCATACTCTAAGCTTATAATCAAGTTCAAAGTAACTGACGCACAGTATGGGCATCGGTACGGATTTTACGTAAGCGCATTTTTGAAGCAAAACAATCAGATTACGGAAGTGGCGTACGGCAGCGTTGACTGGACAGGATCAGAACAGACTCTCGAGTTGGAAATAAGGACGAAAACATCCGACAAATTATACATCCAGTTTAGAGCAGGAAATGCAAGCGCTGTCGGAGGAATCCAGGGCGACATATATGAAATCTGGCTTGAATAGGAGAAAATCATGAGAGATATTACATTATGCCATCCGCGGCTTCAGAGGCTTGCGGCGGCACTTGTGCAGAAATGCGCAGAACAGGGCTTGAAGATCAAGATCGGCGAAACCTTCCGCACTGTGGCGGAGCAAGACGCATTTTATGCCCAGGGAAGAACAAAACCGGGCAACAAGGTGACGAACGCTCGCGGATCCAGTTACAGCTCCTTCCACCAGTGGGGGACGGCCTTTGATATCTACCGGGCTGACGGCCGTGGCGCATACTATGACGCTGACGGTTTCTTCTCCCGTGTAGGTGCGATCGGAGTCTCCCTCGGGCTTGAGTGGGGCGGTAACTGGAAATCTATCCCGGACAAGCCACACTTCCAGCTCCCAGACTGGGGCAGCGGCACGAAGAAGATCAAAGCTCTATACGCCACTCCACAGGATTTCATGGCAACATGGGAGAAAGACACCACCTTACAGCCGGAAGGCTGGGTACATGACGCTCACGGCTGGTGGTGGCGGAACGCGGACGGGTCTTATCCGAAAATGTGTTGGAAAGAGATCAACCACCACTACTATCTCTTCGGCGCATCTGGTTATATGCTGACCGGCTGGGTGCAGTTTGATGGGACCAAAACAGGTGTAGGTGACTGGTATTACCTTGAAGAGTCCGGAGAGTACCAAGGCGCACTCTGGCATGCGAAGGGGACAGAGGGCGCGTTAGAGCGGTGGGATCTGTAATAAATTTCGTGTTGCATTTCGTGTTGCATAGCTCTACAATTATAGCAAAGAGTACGTCTAATAAGTGTAGATAACTACACTTGATAGCACACCAAAAGCCGCATAAAATAAGGGAATTTCAAGAAACCATGTATTTTCAAGGAATTCACTTATCGCCATATGAACCGGTTCAAATCCTGTTGCCCCGATAAAAAAAGCCTTGATTTTTCAAGGCTTTTTGTTTTTCGTGTTGCATTTCGTGTTGCATAGCTCGCTAAAATGGCGATTCGCAACGCCAGAATATTCCCTCGCCCTGTCCGAAAGAGCATGTCTGTATACCGCTTTAAGCACCCCGTCATTGCTCCATCCTCCGCGCTGCATGATATAAACGTCCGGCACGCCGAGCGCATGCTGTATAGAAGCTGAATAATGACGCAGATCGTGGAAACGGAAATGGGGCAACCCCGCGCCTTTGAGGCAATGTTCAAAGCGCTTTGTTATCATGTCCGGGTTGAGATTTACGATCCTTCCGTCAATCCCCTTCCATTTTTCTGAAACAAAATCCGGGAAATCTATGAATCTATCTCCGGCGTAAGATTTAGGCGCTTTGATAATCCAATCCTTATTTTCGTTCTGTACCATGTTTTTACTCACATGGACAATGTTCCCGGCAATGTCTTCTGACTCTAATGCGCAGATCTCCCCACGGCGCATCGGGCCGAATGCAGCAAGAAGAACCGGAAGCTCCATATCAGTCCCAGTCACATAAGCAAGAAGCCGCTGGACTTCACTGTCTGTAGGAATATACAGATCAATACGCTTTTTCATCGGAAGAGCCGTATTCAAGGCAAATTCCGGGCGGTATGCTTTTAAAGTTGCCGATATAAGCCCGTGGATATTTCGCACTGTCTTTGGCGAGTGGGTAAGTGCTTCACGATTGATTGATTTCTGGATATCGTTCTGCGTGATCTGATCCACTTTCTTTTCCATCAGATCCTTGCAATATGTTTTCCGTACTTTCTTGTATTCGGCTATGGTTCTCACAGACAGCACATTTTCCCGGGACTGGATGTAATTGTCCATAGCGTCTCCGAAAGTAATGGATCTCATGCTTGAGGAATGCTCTTTGTTCGTTGCCCAGGCTGCCGCCTCTGCCTCGCATTCTCTTTTTCCCTTTGGTGTAGGGTCATCGCAAGTGAACGATCTGTAAATACGCTTTGTCTTTGTTGATCCATCTGGCTGGATCTGAGTCTCAAGATGTGAAAACACCTGACACCTCCATGATCCAGACGGAAGCTTTTTTGCAGTAGCCATAATCAGTCCTCCTTAATTTGGGTATAAAAATAACAGCCTGCCGCAACCCGCCGGAAATTCTGGCCGGTTCTGCTTGCATAGCTGTCCCGAAGGTGGTATATTATGGGTGTAGGTTTCCGATACGCATCTTCGGGAATATCGAATCGGCTCAGTGCGCCAACACCGAGCCGATTTTTTTCGTTTGTAAGAGCGACGTTCGATATTATTCCGAGCTCCGCTTATTATCATTCTTTTGTCTTTTTATTTTTCTTCCCGGTAATTAAGGCTACAAGTGCGATAATTGCGTTGATCGCACACCACCCAGCCCAGATATTAAGATCACCGTAGCTTCCTGCCATGCTAAATCCAATCAGAGCGGCGAGACCGAAAAGAATAATAAGTGCGATGTTTCCACCTTTTCCACCCTTCCGAGTAGAAATAGAAACGATTCCGCCTGCCAGCATGAAAATAGCCACTATGATTCCGGCACTTCCGCTGACCTCTCCATTATCCGCTAATGCATTTCCCAAACCTGCGGCACAGGACTGGAAAGAAACAAACACAAATAAGATAACGGATAAGATTCCAGACACAAGTTTCCATACTTTCATACAAAAGCCCTCCTTTCTTCTGCATTTCCGAGGTATCCGGCAAGATATCCCGAACATATAGCTTTAAATATTTACAGGGTTCTATAAATATTTAATCATAATTTATCATATCACGCCGTATACTTTAAGTAAAGACATTGTTGACGACATTTTTCGATAATGGAGGTATGCATATGGATTATAAGAAAGAAATCATTGATATGGTGGAGAAAATTGAGGATATACACTGGCTGAAAACAATATATGCTTATGTGAAACGGCTAACAGAATAGGAAAAGAAAAAGACAAGGGTTTGCGCACTGCCCTTGTCTTTCTTTTTTACTTCCCGGAAATCATGTCAATCAGCTCTTCCAGCTTGTCCCAACCGTCCTCATCCAGCTTTGCCAGCGCGGACACCAAACGGTGCTTGAATGATCCGTCACCAGACTTCTGGATGTCTGCAAGCAGTTCTGAAATTTCTTCGTCTTTGCTTTTTGGAATTGTCATGCTTCCCTCTCCTGTTCGAAGCCATTTCTCACTTACATCGCATTTCTCGCAAATCAGTCGAATAACAGCATCTGAAGGGTTCCTTCGTCCCATCTCGTAGCTTGAAACATTCTGCTTGGATATACCGAGAAAATCTGCAAACATATCTTGAGTCTTTCCGTGCGGGTCGTTTTTTCGGATTTGTTTTAGGCGATCCTTCAACGTTTCACCTCCTTCCGTCTTCTTAATTATAAAGGAAACATATAAAAAAATCAATAGATAAATCGTACAAAGTACGAGAAAAACATTGACAAGATGACAACTATGTACTATTATATAATCGTACAAAGTACAAGGGAGGTGAGAGAAACGAAACTACGGAAGTTTTTCCACTGGTTTTTCTTTTCGAGAAGAAAAACACTGATGGAGTATTTTATGGAAAGATTCCCAGATTTTCCATTACATGTATCAATAGCGTCTTTGTTGCTAATAATGCTTCGCCCAGAAGTGGAATCTTGTATACATCATATCCGGCAAATAGGGCAACAAGTGATATCACTGTTGGGATTGTAAATTTCAAAAATTCTTTCCGTTTAATACGGAAATACATTTTCCCAAATCTGTTGATGAAAAAATAGGATCCTCTTCGGTCAAGCAGACCGAGGCTGAACAAGTAATCAACGATTTGAGGATTTAAGAAAATGTTGAATCTGGTAATTGCAATCAACCGAAGAGTAATTCTTTCAGAAAAAGATAAATCAATGTTAGAGAAATCGATGCTTTTCGTATAATCACCTCCCTTCTGGCTAAAGTATAGCACAAAAAGGAGAATATCACATTGAATAATTACATGCATTTCACCGGGAAAACGGCTCCGTTCAAAACTCAAAAGAGGAAGAAGAAGGTGAAAAAGAAAAGGATTCATAAAAACAAGTACGAGTACTTAGCAAAATCGTAGCACAAGAAAGGATGTGAGTATATGTCGGAAAAAGAGAAAAGAATTGTGGAGAAGCTGAAAGATGCAATCCCACAGATGTCTGACTTTGATAAAGGTTATATTCTCGGTAAAGTCGAAAAATTTTCCGAGTTCAGCCAGACATCGGAGGATTCTGGCAAAAAGAAAAAATAAGGGAGCGTGAGACTGATGAAAGTATCTTATGCGCGAGAGAAGAGTGATAACATCCGCGTACTGATTGCCAAAGTTAAGGCGCAGAAGCAGTACGACAACGAGAAGATGGCGAAGTGTCTGGGGCTTAAGATTAGTACCTATTACAATCGCCTCCGCAATCCAGCGACATTCCGGTCCGGAGAGCTGTGGCGGCTGATGCAGATCGGCAAGGTCTCAGACAGCGAGAAAGCGGATTATCTGTAAGGGAGGTGGGCGGAATGACGATGTTCCTGTTGGGAGCTATGGTCGGGGCTGTTGCAACACTTGCATGGCTGTGTGTATGGGCGGACCGGATCGAGAGAGCAAAACACGACAAGAAAGGCGAATAAAGATGGATGAGAGCACAAAAGATAGTCCGCTGGCAAGCGAAGTGATCGCGCAGGCGAGAATGGAAACAATCAAGTGGATGATCGCGTGGACTATAACAGCGGCGTTCGCGGTGGGGAGCAACTTGGCATGGATCATCGCCGCATGGATGAATAGATAGGAGGGGATGAGATGAAAAAAGAAGATTTCGAGCTGCTTGGGCTGTTCGGTCTGATGGGGCTGGTGCTTTTCATCTTACTCATCTTAATGCCAACGATATAGGGGGGAGTAAGAGATGAAGTCAATGATTCTGATTACGTGCCAGAGCGAAGCAAAACGCCGGATCCGCGCGAAGAAGCGCCAGATGATTGCCCGGACACTTGCCCGGTACACAGTGCGGATTGCAATCCTGCTGTTTGCATGGCTGGGGATCTTCGCGCTGGTCGTACCGTACAGCACGATAGGAGTAGCGATCGTTACCGCGTTTCTGGCGATGGTGCCGATGATGTGGGGAATGGAGGATATGGAATGAAGAAATATGAATTAACTGCCGAAAGCATTGTGAAGTTCGGCAGAGTACTTTTTAGAATTAAGGCTCTGGTAGCCTTTGGAGACGTTGAAGAGGGAGAACTTGGAGGATTTATCGAGAAAGAGGAGAACCTCGATCAGTCCGGCAATGCGTGGGTGTCCGGCGATGCGCAGGTGTACGGCAATGCGCGGGTGTACGGCAATGCGCAGGTGTCC